ATGCAGATTGACATGGAACGGGACACAGATGCCAAGCCGGCGTTCGGCGCATGGCTGATCGGACAGTCGGATCGCACCGGCCTGGTGGGCAGCCTGGTCGCCGGTGCCAAGGCAGACAGGCGCTTCCCGCGGCAGGGCGACCCGGAGGCGGTGCGTCGTCACCTCAGCGCGATGCAGGCCGACGGCGATCTATTCGAAGCGGTCGACGAAGCCGAGATCGACTGGCTGGCGTCCTGACATCCGCGGCGCGGTAAGCTGTCGGCAACGGGTTGATGGCAAGGGATGATGGAGGAGAAAAACATGTACGTGATCAACCCGCCGGCGATCCCGGCCGGCATCAAGACCAAGTCCAGCGACCCTGGCATTCAGGCAGTCGAGTATGCCTGCCAGCTGGCCGGCGTGAACTACGACGTGCTCGATCATCCCGTCATTGCCGAGGGTATCAACGACTGGCCGGAGATCGTGCACGTCGTCCTGCCCGATCTGGGCGTCCACCTCGCGGTGTCGACGGCCGAGAACTCGCTGCTGCAGGAACGCCACATCAAGCGCCAGATGGTTCTCGACGGGCAGCAGGGCGTCGACACGCTGGTCGGCATCCTCGCGAGCATGCGGAAGGACTGACGCCAATCGGGGCGGTCATCGCCCCGCGCCAGCCGCCGCCATCGCCGCGTGCTGGATGGCATCGATCATGTGCGCCGGCGGCGCCGGCCGGCATGCCTCGACCACATGGCGGGCGGCGGCAACCGCCGGACGCGCCGTGGGCACCACGTCCTCTGGACGCATGCCGGCGGCCGCCCGCACGAACGCCTTCGCCGCCTTCGCGATCGGCAACAGCCTCTCGCGGGTTGCCAGCAGGTCGTCGCGGAATCGTTCGAAGTTAGCCTGGTTCGATGCGAGGTTGGCCTGATCGGTCGCGATCCGCTTCTCGGCCGACGCCACATCCCTCTCCCGCGCCTCGACCTCCCGGCGGTCGACGTCGATCGAGAAAAGCCACACCTCCCGTTCCTGATCGAGCCGGCGGCGGCGTGCTGCATCCTCGCGATCCAGTCGCTCGGCACGTTCGGCGAGTTCGAGCTCGCGACGCTCAACATCCAGGCGATGGGCCTCGACCTCGGCGCGCTCGGCGTCGACCCGGGCGCGATCGCGTCGAGCGTCGGCCCTGTCATCGTCCACCGCCTGCTCCTTCGCCGCCATCCTTGCGAGATAGACCGGCACCGGCTCATGCTTTCGACCACTGCCCCGCACGCCGCGAACGAGGCCGAACGACGCCATGGCGGCAGCATAGGCATCCTGCACCTCGTCGAACTTGCCCGGCCCGGAGATGCCGCGACCGACTAGACCCCAGCGCAGTTCGCGATCGGTGCGGCGCTTGTCGGTCTTCACCTCCAGCGGGACGATGACCAGGTGGATGTGCGGGACCTTCTCGTCGACGTGCAGCACCATGGATGCGACCCGATGCGCACCATAGCGCTTCAACGCCCACTCGCGCTGCGCCGCCTTCCATGCGGTCAGACGCCCCGCGCGCTCCTGTGCCGTTCCCTCGTCGAAGAACTCGGCCGAGGCGGACAGGATGGCCTCGTAGGCGATGACGCCGTTCTTGCGCAGCCGATCGGGATCGATCTTCACCCCCCGGAGGTGCCGCTGCACATCGGCGACGAGGTCGCCCGTTCCGATCATGTGTTCCGGCGGCGGCGCACCGGCGATCGCATGTGCGAGCGGCTTGGTTCGGGCATTATGCACGTTGGTCGCACGCATCGCCGACCACGTCTTGATCGGTCCCGTGTTGCGGAAGGTTATGATCGCGAAATTGGCGGGCATGGCAGCGTCCTCCATTGCTGGCTGACCGATTTTACCACACCCCCTTCACCCCGACTCAAGCGGACAATTTGCTGTCGACGCACATATTCGGCTTGAGGTTCGCCGACGACTATGGATCAAATCGATAGCCTAGTAGCGAATTGCCGCAGGATCTCTGCCATCTGTCGCTGAACGACAGATGCGTCACAACAGCGAGATCGGTGAAACCTGGACGAAGGTGGTGCCGTCGAACCCGACCTCGATCACTTGTCCCGCAGCCAGCGTCTTGCCGAGAATGCCGAGCAGCCCGGTGCCGGCACCAGTGCGGATGATCCGCCAGGTGAGCCCGTTCCACGCGCCGGCGGCGTCGAAGGTGACTGCCAGCCCGGCAAGCGGGATGTTCGCGGTGAACCGCTGGATGGGGCGGTGGACGAGGGGCTTCAGCTGGATCGCCGAAGCGGCGCTGCGCGTGGCGATCGCCGATGTGCGGTCCGGGATCCAGTTCACGCCGTCGGACGCGCAGTAGCCAGCGAGACCTTCGTGCAGATCCGTCACCCAGATCTTCTGCCCCGCGTGCGAGGCAGCCGGCGGCAGCTTCGCGACCGGCATCTGCCACGGCAGGCGATAGGGCATCGGGGGCCGATACGGCGTCGTCATCGGGTTCACTGCAGCTGCTCCTGCTGCTTGATGTTGTGCGAGAGGACGCCGCCCGTCTCGGCCGGATGACGGGCGATGTAGGTGTGCGCCTGGTCGACGGTGATCCGCACCACGTCGGCTTGTCCGGCGCAGGAGCCGATCGCGTCCATGCGATACCAGCCGCGCGCCTCGGACCAGAACCGGTGCCCAGGGGTGGCATCCGGATGACCCGACGCGCGCAGCACGTCCGCCGTGACGATCTCGACGGCCGTGACTTCGAAGTCACCCCAGCAGAGGGATTGCTCGTGGAGGGTCCGCACGCGGTCGCCCGGCCGGACGTCGCCTGCCGGCTTCCACGACGCGTCCGCCATGAAGATCAGCGACAACGTCGTGACGCAATACCCGCCGCCCGGCGGCGTGGCGCCACCTCCGCCCGTCGACTGCCCGCCGGCGGCTGCGGTGGTGACGTAGCCGACATAGTGGCGGCTCGCATGGGCGGCGGACAGGCGTGCGTCTGGCGGGTTCGTGGTGGCGGCGTAGGCGACGGCACCACCAGCCCGGTTCGAATCGTCATAGAAGATGTCGTAATAGGTGGCGTTCGCCAGGCCGTTGATCACGCCGCCGGCGACGGCGACGTCCTTGTCGGCATAGCGCCGCGTGTGCGCTGCGATCGTGATCTTCGCCGTGCCATCGGCGTTGTCGCTCGACGTGATGAAGCCCTGCTCGATCGGCGCGCTGTTCTGGATGAGCGAGGCCGTAACGCCTGACACGGCGTCGCCGATGGGCTCGGCCGGCGTCAGCTCGCCCACCTCTCCGGGCTCGAGATACATGTCGGACGTGAACTCGAAGATGTCGGGGCTGGTCTCCTCCAGCTGCAGCGCCACCGAGAAATCCTGATTGAGCCCCCAGTTGACGACCTGGAAGGCGTAGTTCGACAAGCCGTAGCGTGCCGTGCCCAGCTGGACGGTGTCGAGCGTCGAGATCGCGATGCCCATGATGTTCATCGGCCAGGAGCAGCGACGCTCCGCCTGCGCCTTGCGCAGGAATATCTCGAGCAGCCGCTGCCCACGATAGATCGAGGTGATGTGGGGAAGGTCGAAACTCGCCTGACGGACGTCGGCCGAATAGAGCGACCGCGTAGGAACGTCGCCAGGCTGATACTTCTCGGGCTCGATATACGTGCCCGTCACCTCGTTCGACATCTGGTCGCCGGCGAGCAGCGCAGGGACGGTGATCGGTCCCGCGAGGTCCTGCTCCTTCAGCTGCGCAGACGGTGGGACGTAGTAGCCCGGGCGCATCAGCATCTTGCCGCCGCTGTAGGTGAACGCGCCGGCGCAGCAGGTCACGAAGGTGTCGCGCACCTCGCTCGGCGCCGCGCCCGTCTGGATGTAGCTGTCGAACTCGTAGCGGCGCTCGGGTCCCTCCGGGGTGTCGACGAACTCGTCCGCCACGCCGGCCTGTGCGGCCACCCAATCCCAGTCGATCTCGTCGTCGTATGCGCCGAACCCGCCCTCCTCGCGCGCCATCGCGAGCCAGTCGTAGAAGACGAGGGCAGCGTTGCGCGTGTAGCCGCGCGCGCCCGTCCGTGGGTCCAGGATGTCGTCCTTGCCTTCAACCTCGGCCGTGATGTTCGGCATTCCGGCCTGCACCACGTCATCCGTCATCTTGAACTTCGCGTAGATCAGCGCCGTGCCTCGGCCGCGATGGTTCGCGGACCACTTGCCCTGCGTCTCCGCCACGAAGGTCGGGTGTGCGGCCTGGTCCTCCGTCCCGCGGTAGAACCACAGCCAAGCGTTGTTGGCATACTTCCCGCTCGTCACCTTGCCGTTGCCGTCGACCGTGACCTGCTCGTCGTTCAACCACCAGCGCACCACGCCCTTGCAGCGGTGGCCGGCGACGGCGATCACGAAGTAGCGCCAGTCCTTCCCGATCGGGTGAAAGAAGATCAGCAGTCCGCCGACGCGGCGCTTGCCGTAGATGATGAAGCTGTTGGAGATCGACTGGCGGAACACGCTCGGCGATGCGCCTGCGGTCGACGGCTTGCCGGCGAGCAGCGAGATGCCGGTGGAGACGGCAGCGGCGATCGCAGTCGACACGATCGCAGTCGTGATCGCCGCAGCGGTCGTGCTGCCGACCAGGCTGGCGAGGTAAGGCGTGAGCTGCGGGGCGAAATACGCGACCGCGACCGCGACCGCGATAATCGCGACCGCCTTGAGGACTTTGCCCAACGGGGACTCCTGCTAAGCTCGCGACATGCGCGGAACGATTCTGATGGTGGCGCTCGCCACGATGACGGCACCAGCGGGTGCCGAACCGCTCGTGGACAAGCCGGTGAAGGCGTCGTTCACGACGACGAAGGACGTGGCCGCGACGGGCCAGTGCATCGCGAAGGAGATGGACTGGTATGGTCCGGCGATCATGGTGCCCGCGCCCGACGGGGCGCAGCGGCTTCAGTTCGCCTTCTGGAGCAAGTCGGTGACCGAAATCCTCATCATCGCCGGCACCCCGACGCGCATCGAGGTGCGCGGCATCGCCATGAAGCGGATCAAGTCCTCGATCTCACGCTGCCTGTAGCCGCCACGCGCCGTCGATCTCGCGCATCGGCACCATCTCGCCGCCGAAGAACTCGGCCTTGTCGCCTCGGCAGATGCCGATCGCCCACCCGCGCTGCACGACGTCGCCACGCATTGCCTGGCGATAGAGGATCGGTTCGCCATGCACGGCGCTGATCACGCCGCCCATGTCGCGCACCCCGAGCCGCCGCATCATTGCCGCCCAATCGCGTGGCCGACGCGGCGAGGGGCCGACGATGTCGCAGATATCGATGCCGCTGGCGTCGAGGACGTGCGCACGCCATCGGTCGCCGCAGTGCACGGACCAGCTGGGCTCGATCACAGGGCGGCGTCCTGCTTCGCCTTCGCCCACAGGATCGGCACCTCGACCATGCGGCCAACGTATTGGAATGCGAGGTCCCCCGGGTATCTGCGCTGCTGCCACCAGTTCGTGAAGCGGCGTATCGCGGGACGACGCTGGTCACGCATCCTGCTCTCGCCACCGGCGGTAACGGTGATCGTCTCGCCGGCATCGGTGATGTCGTAGGTGTCGAGCCGCCCCTTCCAGATGTTCTTGAAGCCGATCACTTCACGATAACTTGCGTCCAGCGCGCCCACGAAGAGCTCGTAAAGGCAACCGCGGGTCGCCTGCTCGGCCACGTCGTCACGAAATTCGCTCGGGATCTGATAGAGCGTGGCCTTCACACCAACGGCCGATCCATCGACCGCCTCGCCAATCGTGTCGATCGAGCCGATGCCGCCGATCGCCTGCCAAGTCTCGCCGCCGAAGGTGATCGTCGCGTTGCCGGTGACGGCATGGACGGGATCCGGCAGATCGATGTGCAGTCCGAGGAACGGCCGCAGTTCCGGCTTCTCGATCTCGGCGTCGAGCAGCGGGGGCAGATCGCGCAGCCCGGTCATCGTAGATCCTCCACGAAGTCGAGCACATACTCGACGGGGCTGTCGTAGGTCGCCTCGTTCTGTCCTGCGTCTTCCGACACCAGCCGGAAGGGGGCGGTGACGTCGTAGCATTCCAGCTTGGCGCCCTGCGCGATCGCCGCCGACAGCGGCGGCTGGAACTCGATCAGGATGCCGCCCTCGGGTGGTGCCGCGGACATCATGCTGCCCGCCGCCGGCGATACCTTTGTCACGATGTGCGGACGGCCATCGCCGCCGATATAGTCGCCGATCGAAGGACCGATGTTGCCGTGCTGGCGTCTCACGACAATCGACACCGCCCCCACGACCCCAGCGTCGACCGTCGCGAAGGGGCTGTATCCCGACAGGTAGCTCTGCGGTCGGGGCCGCCGGAAGTCCGGGAACCGCACGCAGTGCAGGCCGCCCTGCAGCTGCGCGATCAAGGCGTCGAGGCGGGCGGCATAGAACGCCGGATCGGCACCATGCGGTCCATAGTATCCGACGTCGCGGGGATCGAAGCCGTGGCCCGCCCGGAACGTTAGCCTTGCCACCCAGCGCGGCGCGGACAGCCCGTAGACCTTGCGCGTCCGCGTGAGCGGGCTCTCCTGGCCGCCGATGTGAGGCTGCAGATAGAACATCGTCTTGTACGGGATCAGGCCCGCCGGCCATTCGATGTCAGCCACGACGGCGGTTCGCTTCCATGACGCCTGCGATCGCCGCCTGCCGCGCGGCTTCCGCCATCTGGGCCACGAATGGCTTGTCGGCGATGTCGACCGCGCCGGAATAGGTGATCGGCATGCTGATGTTCACGGTTCCCTGCGGTCCATTGTCGTTGCCCGGCCGAGTGATGTTGACCATCTCGCCGGCGGTGGCGCGGAACGACACGAGATTCTGATCGATGCCCGATCGACCGGCGACCTGGAACGACCCGCCCGTCTTGAAGCCCGGCGCCGCCGCCTTCTTCTTCCCGAAGATCGAGCCGACGATCGACGCGATGGCACCGCCGATCCCGCCGCCGCCCGCGCCGCCCGCTGTTCCGGTTTTCGAGAACAGACCCGCGATCAGGTCGGCGAGGCTGTTGAGCGCCTCCTCCATCCCCTTGGCGACGCGATCCTTCCACCAGTTCTTGATCCACCCCTTCAGGTCGCCGTCTAGCGCAGCCCGGACGCCGTCCTTGAACGTCTCGCGGAACAGCCCCGTCTGACGGGCGCGATCTTCCTCGCTCCATTCGGTCTCCGCCTTCTTGCGCGCGCTGTCCGGGTCCATGTCGAACTCGCGCTCGAGCTCGCGCTGACGATTCCGGATGTCGATCTCGCGCTGCAGCTGACGGATGCGCTCTTCGCTGTCGCCGCGGGCCTGGGCGAGCCGCAGTTGTCGATCCTGCTCGTCGTCCGCGAGCAGCCGCGCCCGGACAGCCGCCCGGGCCTCGTCGGTCTCCAACTGCTGACGTGCGGCACGCGCGGTGGCTTCGGTCAACGACAGGCCGTCACGCAGGAAGCCGTTGATGCGCTCCTTCAGCTCCTGTTGGCGCTGCAGGGTCTCCTCCAGCGTGCGGTTGCCCGAGATCCGCGCGACATCGATGCGATGGGCGGTTTCGTCCCGCTCCAGATCCTTGGCCAACCCATCCCGGCGAGCGGCGTCGAGCGTCGCCATGTCGCGGGTTGCCGCCGCCGTCGCGGCCGCCAGTGTGAGACCGGTGCGCTGATACGCCTCGATCTGGCGCGACAGATCCATCTTGCGACGCAGCGCCGCCTCGGCCTCGACGTCGCCACGCAGGCGGGCGGCGTCCAGCTGCACCTGAAACTCGAGCTGGTCGCGGTTCTGCTGATCGTGCGACGTGTCGCGGCCCTTGCCGCCACCGCCGCCGCCGGTCTTCTTCTTCTTCGGACCATCATCGTCGTCGAAGTTGACGGACCGCTTCGGCCCGGGGGCGGGTGCGGTGGCGGCTGGCGGCTTCGCCGGCTGCGGGGCGGCTGGCGCGGCGGCTGCCTCGCCCAGACCGAGGAACTTCTTCACCTTGCCGTATTGGTCGACGATCCACTTCACCGCGCCGGACACGAAGGACATGATGCCGCCGAACGCATCGACCAGCCACGCCTTCACCCCGTCGTAGACGGCCTTCGCAGCGGCAACGACGCCGGGGAACGCCTTGGCGATGTAGTCGACGCCCGACTTCACCGCGCCGCTCATCCAGCCGACGATGCTGTTGAAGCCATCGGCCAGCCACATCTTGGCGAGCTGGTAGACCTGCTGCAGCTCGTTGCCGAGTTCGGGCACGAACGCCGCCGCGATGTCGACGATGGCGCCGAACACCGACTCGACGATCCCGACCAGCGCGTTCCATGCGCCGGCGAAATCGCCGGACAGCAGCGCGCTGATCAGATCGACCACGCCGCTGACGACGTCGACGAGCCCGGAGAACGCGGCGACGATCGCCGCGAGGGTGCGCTCGATCACCTCGCCGCTGACGACGATCGCCGCCTGCAGGCCGGTGCCGATGAAATCGCGCAGGCCGCCGAGCAGGCTCATCAGCCCCGAGATCGCACCACCGACCGATCCGCCGGACAGCTTCGCCCAGATCGCCTCGAACTTGGCCATGATCGCCGCGATCGGCGGACCGAGCGTCGCGGTGATCTCCGACCACACGATCGCCAGGGCGGCGATGATGTGGTCCTTGAACAGCAGGAAGGCGCTGATCGCCAGCCCGACCGGTCCGGCAAGGCCCAGCAGGCGCGAGCCGACCATCATCAGCACGCGCGACAGCCCGAACTCGCCGAGCATCGAGATGATGGTGGAGATGGGCGAGATGATCAGGCCCAGCGCGCGACCGATCAGGCCGAACTTGGCCGCGGCGAAGTTGGCCAGGAGAATCGCGCCGACGTGGCCGAGCACCATCAGCAGCGGGCCCATGATCGCGCCAAGTGCGGCGAACGCGGCACCCACCTGCTTCACACCGGCCGGCGCGTTCGCGATCGCCTCCAGCATCCGCGCGAAGCCGTTCTTGATGGCGGTGGTGATGTCGAGCAGGCCGGTGTCGAGGCCGATCGCGATCTTCACGCTCTCCCAGGCGACGGCGATCCGCTTGCCCGCAGCCTCGGCGCCTTCCATGCGCTTCTGGATCTTGGCCTCGACATCGCCGCCGGCGACCGTCGCCTGCAGCTTCTCGAATCCTTCGCGACCCTGCTCCATCAGCCCGATCGCGGTGCGCGACGCGTCCGCGCCGAAGATCGTCTTGAGGGCCTTCGTCTTGCTCTCGTCGTTGAGGCTGCCGATCGTCTTGCGCAGCATGTCGGCCTGCTCGGCGAGCGGCTTCATCTGACCGGTGCGGACGTCGAAGAAGCTGATGCCCAGCTTCTTCATGGCCCCCTCGGCGGCCTTGCTGTTCGGCACCAGGCTCTGGATGTAGGTCTTGAACGACGTGCCGGCATCGGCACCGCTGGTGAACTGGGTGCTGGTCGCCGAGATCGCCGTGGCGAAGTCGAGGAAGCCCACGCCGGCGGACGCGGCGATCGCGCCGCCCTGGCCGACCGCCAGACGGAAATCGTCAAAGCCGAACTTCGAGCTGTCGAGCGCGCCCACCACGTTCTGCACCACGCCCGGCAGCTGCGCGGCCGTGACCTTGAACTGCGACATGATGTCGGTGACCAGCGACGAGGACGATGCCGCGTCGACCATTCCGGCCGCCGACAGGTCGAGCGCCGCCTTCAGGGCGCCACCCATGATGTCCGCCGTGCTGACGCCGGCGAGGCCGAGGGCCTCGATCGCCTCGGCTGCCTCGGTCGCGCCCTTGCCGACCGCCGGGCCGAGGGTGCGCGCCTGGTCGGACAACGCCTTCAGCTCCTCGCCGGTGACGTTGCCGAGGGCCGCCTCGACCTTCTTCATCTGCGCTTCGAACGATCCCGCGCCCTTGTCGACGGCGCGCACCATGGCGGCGAACGGCACGGTGACGCCGAGCGTGACGCCGGCGCCGATATTCTTGATGCGCTGCTCCACCCCGTGGAATTTGTCGACGAGACGGCCGAGCACGCCCTCGACGCCCTTGGCGCTGGCGTCGAACTCGGAGGTGTCCGCACCGAAGACGACGCGTGCTGCGCCGACGACTGCCATGTTCATCCGGCGTCCCCTTCAGTGCGGATTTCACCCATCGCGGCGGCCCACCCGGCTGCCGCGGCATACATCGACTGCCAACTCGCGGCGGGCTTGGGCCGCGCGGTGGCCGACCTGGTCGAGAGCAGGTCCTTGAGCGTCGGGAACTTGTTCTGCTTCGACCGCCCGAGCGCGGCCGTCGTCCACGCCGCCTCCATCGCGAGATCACGACGGTTGCGAGCCGCCCGCGCCTTCCCTTCGAAGACGCGGGCGATCTCGCGCGGCGTCAGCCGCCAGTATTGCTCGGGATCAAGGTCGCCTTCGCACCAGCTGGCGTGGAGGTCCGCCCAGTCCCACGGCCGTTCCTCGCCGGCCGCGGGGCCGGCTTCCGAGGGCCCGCACTGCCGTCCTTGGCTGCCTCCGGGAACGCCTGCTCGACCGCACGCATGATCAGCTCGAGCGATGGCTCCAGCCCACCGACGGCCTCCATGATCTGGCCGGCTTCCATGTCCGACATCTCGGGATGGCAGTCGGTCAGACCGATGCGGAAGAGCTTGCGGATGGTGCGCAGCGACGGTGAATCGCTGAGCACCTTTTCCAGCTCGGTGATGTCCTTCAGGTCGAACTCCTCCTCGACCGCGCAGAGCGCGTTGGTCGTGAAGGCGAACACCCACCGGTGTCCGTCGACGTCGAAGCCCAGTTGCCCGCGCTGCGGGTTGCCCGTGCCGGTCATCACGCGGCGGGCGTCAGGACGGGCTTGCCCGAGACCTTGAAGGTCGCGGAGCCGGTCATCTTGTCGTCGAGCGGCGTGGCGCGCCCGTGACGGGTGGCGAAGCCCTTGAAGTCGAGCTTCGCGCCGTTCGGGAAGTTGACGCGCCACATTTCGACGGCACGGGTCCCGATGTGGGTGGCGATCACCGCGTCGTCGGCGAGGCCCGGGACGAGGTTGTAGGTCAGCGCCGCTTCGCCGGCATCGCTCCAGCCGGGCTTGAACTCGCGGTGCAGGTCGGGGCTGCCGAAGTGGGTGAAGTCGACGCTGTCGCGCGACGTCTCCGGCAGGGTCAGTTCGGTGACCTCGGCGAGGGCGGTGAACACGTTGCCGGTCACCTTCCCGAACGTGGTCAGGGCGCCGATATCGGTCGCCGCTACAGTTTCTGCCATTCTGTCCTCCTGGGCGACGCGGCGCCCGTTGCTGGTTACTTGGTGTTGTCGGCGGCCGGCTGGCCGTCGATCGGCTCGGCCAGGCCGAGCGCGACGAGTTCCGCGCCGCGCTCGGCGGTCACGGTGATCTCCTTGCCGGCCTCGGTCTCGGCATCTGCCGGATCCTTGGCCTGCAAGTCGGTAAAGGTGGTGGTGATCCTGATCCGCATGACGTCACTCCTTGGGCAGCGGGGTGTGCCAGGCCATCACGTCGATGCTGGCACGGTGAACGGGGCCGTCGGTGTCGCGATCGGCGTCGGACCGGCGGTTGAGGACGAAGGTGCGGATGCGCACGCCGGGCAGATCCCGCCGCATGCCGACCAGCAGGCCGTTCATCGGGTGCGCAAGGACGTCGGCGACATCGCGAGCCGCTTTGTAGGTTCGCCCCCAGCAATCGAACTGGAGGCGATCGCGCGACCAGCCGCTCGGCCCCGAGAGGTTCATCCGCGGCCCGCCCGCGACCAGGTATATGACCACCGCCGGCAGGGCGGCTCCCTGTGGCCGCACGCCCCAATCGACCCGCGTGCCGACGAGCGCCGACATTGCCGCCGTCTCCAGCAGCAGGCTCCGCACCGCCTCTTCCATGGTCAGCCCTTCCTGCCAGCTTCCAGGACGGCAGCGACACCGTCCTCGGCGACGCCCTTCATCGCGCGCTCGACGTGCGCGTCGAATGCCGGGCGGATGAACGGCCGCGGCTCCTGGTGGAAATTGCCAAACTCTTCCTGCACCGCCTGGGGAAGCGGGCCGGGACCGGCATAGACCTCGATTTCCGCGATCGGCACGTTGGCCGCCGCCTGCGCCGGCGACAGCTCCGTTCCCACGGTAACGCTGTCGGCCATCTGGCCCGAGCGACGGGCAGCATGCGCCCGCATGTCGTCGGCCATCGGTTCCAGATGGTCTTCGATCACCGGCACCAACACCTCGCGCCGCAGGGCTTCGCTCATCTTCTTCAGCCGGCGCGCGATGTCGTCGGTGCCCTCGATGCGCACGGTCATCTTCACGCCTGGTCGCTCCGACTGGACGTGGTGATCTCGATCCCGTCCTCGCGGTCGCCCGATTCCTTTACGCCGACTACGAAGAAGGATCGGCCCTTGTATTGGATGACGTCCTTGCCGCCGATCGTGCGGGTGAGGCTGTCCGAGCGGACGAGGAACCGCGACGCCAGATCGGTCGCGTTCTCTCCTGCGGCCATCTTCTCGCCATCGCGGATGTCCGTCTTTTTCGCCCACCGCTTGCCGATGGGGGCGGCCGGTCCCTCGACGGATGCCGTGCCGTCGTCGATCATCTCGGCGCGGCAGATCGTGATGCGCCGATCGAGTTCGCCCGCTGCAATGCGCATCAGCGCCACCGCCTGAAAGGGGTGAGCAGGTTCTCTACCGTCGTCGTCATCGGGATCTTGGTCGCGGCGACCGTGCTGGTCGTGTCGCGATTGCGGAAAAGGTCGCCGGTCATCAGCAGGATGGCGGCGCGGATCGGAGCGGGCACGTTCTCGTATCCGGCGCGGTACCGGACACGCATGCCTTCGCCATCGCCGATCGCCCAACCCCCAGCCGGTTCGGCGCTGGTGCGGAACAGAAGCCAGTCGCCGCGGAGCTCGTATGCCGCCGGATCGATCGTCGTCCACCCCTCGCCGGTGCGGGCTTCAACCGCCTCGACCTCGATGACGGGACAATATGGCAGCGCCGTCCGGCCGAGAAGCGCCGGAGCGGGGCAATACGCCTCAAGCGTCTGTTCGCCGATGGCACGACCGAGCCAGCCGTCGGGCCCGTCGATGCTCGCCGTGGCCGCTTCCACGTAGGTCGCGACGAGGAAGTCGCTGTCGTCGTCATCGACGCACAGGTGCTCCTTCGCCTCCATCAGATCGACCACGGGCGTGGGTGGGGTGACGACGACGACGCGCATCAGGCGATCACGACTGCAGTCGGCGCGGAACGCTTCGACACCTTGCCGCCGGTCCCCGTGACCGTTGCGGTCGTCTCCTGCGAGATCCGCTTGCCAACATCCGCTGCCTGGACAACGTAGGTTGCCGCTGTCGCACCGCTGATCGCCGCCCCGTCGCGGAACCACCGCCGGCTGGCGAATGCGCCGCCGGCGATGGTCCCGTCGCTTGCGGTGAGCGTCTGCCCGACCTGCGCGGTGCCGGTGATCGCCGGCGAGACCGTGAAGGTGCTGGTCTCCATGAACCCGCGCGAGCGCGCCGCCGACCGGGCCATGCTCAGGCGCCCTTGTTCGCAGGCTCGGGCGCCTGCTTGTTCTCGGGGGTGGCTGCCTGCTTCTCGCCGGCAGCGTCCTGCAATGCCGCGAGCCGCGCCTGGGCCGCTTCCTTGCCCTGCACCGCCTCGCCGTCTTCCGGCAGGCCGGGACCGGTGATGACGAACTTGCCGCCCGACTTGTGCTTCATGGTGAAGGCGCTCCCTTGGCCATCGTGGTCGCCCGAGGTGTCCTTCTCGAACGCGTGCTGGTCGCCCGCCTCGACCTCGGCATCGGTAGCCTCGCGGACGAGGCCCTTCTTCTCGAGCTCGTCGAAGCGCTTGGTGGTGATGTCGCGGAGGATCTTGCCCTCGCTCACCGTGCCGTCGTCGCCGTGATGATGCTCGATCACGTATGCATTCTTGCCCATCGTCTCTCTTCCTTTCGCGAAGGGGTGATCGGGGGCGGTGCGCCCGCCCCCGACCGGCTCACAGGCCCGTGAAGTTGCCCTTCACCATCGCCGTCGGACGGCGCACGACGAACGCCAGGCGCTTCTCGGCGCGGACGGTCAGCATGTTCTTGATGAAGTTGTCGCGGTCCTGATCCGAGATGCGCACCTCGGTATCCATGCGGTCGAAGATCTGGCCGGCGAGCTTGAACGCGCCCGTCAGCCAGTTGCCCGAGCCGATCCGCTTGGTCGGCACGACCGGCTTGCCCCAGAGCACCGGACCCGCGATGCCCTGCGGGTTGGCGAAGATGTAGCCGCCGGCCGCATCCTTCTGGAGTTCGATGCCCGCCCAGGCGCTCGGGTGCAGCACGATGCCGTCCGACGCGTAGTCGGCCAACTCGACCTGCAGGATGCCGAGGCGAAGTCGATCGATCCGGGTCTCGCCGGCGATCACGATCGGAGCGGAATAGGCGGTCGCCTGGGTGTAGGCACCGTTCAGGTGCTGGCCAGTGCCGTCGCCGATCAGCAGCTCGGCGTCCTCGGCGTCGTCCAGGCCGAAGCGCAGTTCGCCGTCGACGAGGCTTTCCAGCTGGGGGATGTCGTCCATCGCCTGACGCGAGACCGGCACCCAGTGCGCGATCGTGCGCACGTTCGCCGTGGCCACGTCCCAGGTGTAGTTCGACTCCGGCTTCTGCGTCGTCTCCGCCGTGACCGCCGCATTGTTGGTGCGGGCCGTCTGGTAGGCGTATTCGATCGCGTTGCCTTCGGTGCGCCCCGGGGTGAACAGGTCGCGCACGCGCAGCTGCATGCGCGGCAGGCCGGTGACGTCGGTCTGGCGATCCGGGCGGATCAGGCCGGCGCCCGAACCGCTGGCGCTGGTGATCGCCTTCACCGAGAAGCCGACGGTGCCCTTGCACCCGCTCTCGATATAGTCCTTCACTTCGGGGTGGTTGGCTACCTCGACGCCGAGGCTCTTCAGCTCCGGCTCGTCGTCACTGCCACCGCGACGGCCCTGCGCCAGCTTCTGCGACAGTTCCTTGATGTCGCTGCGCACGCCTTCCAGATCGATCAGCGCCTTGTCGGCCTTCTCCTTGGCGTCGTCCGACACCTTGGTGCCCTCGGCGTTCTTGGTGCGGAACTCGGTCGCGAAGCCCTTCACCTCGGTCAGGGCGGCGTCGAGATTGCGCTGCAGCTGCTCCAGCGACGGCGGATCGCCGCCGCCGTTGCCATCCTTTCGCCCGAACTCGCGCGGCTGCGCGTGCACGAGCGGGGTCGCCGCGGCCATCAGGGCCGCGGCTGCGATCATCTTGGTCATGTTGCTTACCTCGTCAGGCGGGCTACAGCTTGAAGCCGGCCAGGGTGTCCGAAAGGGCCTTCAGGCCCGGGGTTGCCGTCGTGTCGCGTTCGGACTCCCTCCGACGCATTTCCGTCAGACCATGGGCGACGACGCCCGCGGCCCGCGTTTTGGAGAAGCCTACCTCCCGCAGGTATTTCTCCATTTCCCGCTCGGTCGGCAGTTCGCCGTGCGCGAGCTTGAACTTGACCGCCTCGACGCGTGCGTCGTCATTGGCGGGGAACGTGACGAGGCTGATCTCGACCAGGTCGAGCTTGGTCAGCGTCCGGATCCCGGTCTTCTCGTCGTAGCTGGATTCGCGGACCCAGTAGCCGATCGACAGGCCGGTCACGATCCGGCGCTTGGCCAGAGCGTGCGCCTCGCGGGCCTGCGCGACGTCGGCGATCAGCAGTTCGCCGTCACCCCACAGACCGCGCTCGTCTTCCTTCAGGTTCGTCCATGCGCCGATGGGTTCGCCCGAGCGATGCTGCCACAGGATGGGGACGGGGCGGCCCTTGGCCGCGATCTCGGCGAGGCTTTCGGTGAACGCGCCGCGGGCGACGATCTCCTGGTAGCTGTCGACGACATCCCAGACCGAGCCGTAGCCGCTGAACGCGCCGTCGTCGCCGACCGCCTTGATCTCGAAATCGAAGTCGCGGACCTTGAGGGCGCCGCTGTGCTTGCGCCCGAAGGCGCGGTGGATCCGCATCGTCATTCCTCCAGTCGCGGGCCGGTATCGCGGCCCATCATTGCCTTCACGCGCGCGTCGATCGTCGCGTCGATGTCGCCACCGAACAGCAGGTTCATCAGCGCCGATCGTGCACCCGCCTCCGCGCCCGGAGCCTTGCCCAGCTGGTCGAGCGCGATCAGGTTCGACTGCACCGTCAGCACGTCGTCGCCCGGCTTCGACGGCAGGTTCTCGCGCGAGCGCATCTCGCCGCGGGTCATCACGCCGTTCTGACCGAACGCAGAATAGAGCGCGGCACGGGCGGCGCTGTCCTGCGCGAGCAGCGCCTCGCGGTTGATCTCGGGATAGACCCGCTTCCGCTCGGCCGCCGGCAGCAGCTGCTTCTTCACCGCCTGCTGGATGTTGGTCAGCAGCGGGTTGAGCAGCAACGTCTGCCACCCCAGCAGCAGCTGCTCGATGCCGCTGCCCCACATCGTCTGGCCCTTGGCGGCGTGGCCGATCAGCATCGGCAGCATGCCGAACCAGCGGCACACCTCCTCCACGTCCCAGCCGCGCGATTCGAGAAGCTGCACCTCGGCCGGGTTCATCTTCAACCCGTGGAACTTGAAGTCCTTCTCGAGCGGCACGACGCGGCCGCGCATCGCGTCGCCAACCCAGGCGTCGAACACCTCCATCAGGTCGGCACGCTGGTCGGGCTTCAGGCTGGTGGACGCGGTCTCCATGAAGCCGGCGATCTGCAACCCGCTGCGGAAGGTGTCCGCCGCCGTCTTGTTGGCGGCCATCGCGCCGCCCAGCGTCCGCCGGCCATATTCGATCGCCGACAGCCCAGCGTCACCGCCGAGCGTGAGCCCGCGCAGGTGGAACACCTTGTCAGCCGGCAGCTCCTCCACCTTGCCGCGATCGGCGTAGAGGTAGACCCGCTCGTTATTGCGGTTGCGCTGCACGGTGACCAGATGCGGCGCCAGCGGCGTCAGCGTCGTGACGCGCCCGCCTAAGGTCTCCTTCTCGGCATAGGCGTTGCCCCACAGATCCATCGCCGCCACCTGGCCAGCCCAGAACTCGGCAGGTGTCTGATCGCGGTTCGGCTCTTCGTGAACGAGGTCGTAGAGCCAGTGGTCGGTACGGCTCTTCCGCCCACCGTCCGCCTGCTTCTCGAACACGCCCATGCCCATCGATCCGACCACGTCGGACTTGAGCCGGACGCAGGCCCATGCAGTCGGCAGGCCCAGCGTCGTCTTCTGGTTGACCGTCTGGCCGGCGCTGTCGATCGACGAGCCGAACGCGACACGGCGCCGCGTCGGCTCGTCCTCGGGTGCGCCGCTGAGCTTCGCGTTCTCGCCGGAGCCGGAGCCGAAGCCCACCCACGACAGCACCGATCCTACCCATCCGGCCATCAGGCAGCCGCCTTCATCTGCGCCTTCAGGCGTGCGATGACGTCGTCCATGTCGTCCTCGTCCTCCTGTTGGATGGCGACGCCGAAGGCGCTGATCAGCGCCACCGGGTTGTCGATCTTGTCTTCTTCCCGCGGCTTGCGCGGGTAGACGTTGTCCTTGGCGTCGAGCGTCGCGACGACGTTCGACATCTGCCATTCCATGATCGGGCAGCCGCCGTGGCGGATCAGGCCCGCCTTCGTTGCGGCGTCGAGCTCCTTCATGGGCTCGGAGAAGTTCAGCACGGTCGGCCGATATTCGATGACCGGCACGCCCTGCTTCTGCAGCTTGGTCACCAGCATGGTCGCCTGGTGCGGGTCGTATGCCAGCTGCTCCAGCTGCAGCACCTCCGACGCGCCGATGATCGCCTCGTAGATCTCGTCGTAGTCGATGATGTTGCCGTCGGTGACGTCGAACAGCGCCTGCGCGTCCCAGCCGCCGTATGCCGCGACGTTGGTGATCCGCTCGGACGGCACGAAATACCGGCCGAGGCGGATGTATGGATCGTCCGGCGTGGCCTTCTCACCCTTCGGCAGGATCAGCAGTTCGAGCGCCGCGATGTCGATCTTCGACGCGAGGTCGAGGCCGCCGATCGCGCGTCGCCCGCGATACTGCTCCAGGTCCAGCCCGTCGGCCGTGCGGATCGGCACGTCGTCGGACTTGCATCGGCGCCACGCCTCGATGTCGAAATACGCGGACTTCGAGGCGACCCACAGATTGAGGTGCTTCGTCTTGAACACGCCCCGCTTGCGCGGGGTGGTGATCGCATCGCGCTGGCGGGCACGCAGATAGTCGCCGCCGACCGACACGTCGAAGTTCGGGTTGGCCTTCCGGAGGGTGGCCTCCGCCTTCCAATCGTCGCCCTCGTCGGCCGCGTGTTCGAGGAAGAAGGTCTCGTCCTCGATCGGCGGACCGCCGTTGTGACCGATCCCGGCGAGCTTCTTCCGCTCGTCCTGGATCATCGCGTAGCAGGGGCCGGCGAGGTTCTCGCCCGCGGTCGTGATGATCAGCTGCACGGGTTGGTCCCGTGCGCCCATGCCGGTCTCCATGGTGGAGACCTGCCCGTCGTCGCGATGCTCGTGATACTCGTCGTGGATCGCGCAGCTGGGCGACTGCCCGTCGCCGGGGTCGCCGATCAGCGTCTCGAACTTGCCGCCATCCGCCTCGATCGTCAGGCTCTTCGCGTTCACCGTGACGCCGAACTTGGCGCACAGGGCCGGCAGCTTCTGCGCCATCAGCCGTGCCGGCTTCAGCACCTCCCACGCCTGGCCTTCGGTGGTCGCGCCGGAATAGACCTCGGGGCCGGCCTCGCCATCGGCGCAGAGCATGTAGAGCCCGATGCCGCCGGCAATCACCGACTTCCCGTTCTTGCGCGGCACGACGACCACGATCAGGCGGAAGCGGCGCAGACCCTTGCGGTTGCCAGCCTTATGGACCCAGCCGAACGGCACGCCGATCGCGAAGATCTGCCACGGCTGTAGAACGATGCGTTCGCGTCCGGCCGCCCACTTGCCCTTGGTGTGCGGCAGGCGTTCGATGAAGCGGCAGACGCGCGAGCATTTCTCGACGTCGAAGCGGAAGGGAAAACCGGCCGCCTTGCTGGCCTTCAGATCGTCGAGGAACCGCTGGCACTGGAGCCGGACCATCTGCCCAGCCGCGATCTTCCCCTTGATTACCTCGCGGGCATACCGCTGCGCGATCGCAGCGTAGTCGCGCGCCGGCTGCGCGTTCTCTCCCCCGGCCACATCAGAAATCGTCGAACTCGCCCGCCTTCGGCTTGTGGCCCTCGGCGATGCGAAGTGCAGCGGACGGATTCAGCATCAGCTCGCCCATCAGCGACTGCGCCTGGCGCATGGCATCGGACAGCATTGCAACCTCCGGTCGCGCTCGAATCATCCGACCGCCCGTCGCGGTCTTCGTCTCGTATGTGTCGCCCTCGACCTCCAGCACCGCCTGCCAGCGCTGGATCTGCTCGAGCCGTTGCGCCAGCAGCGCGACGTGCTGCGCATAGTGCGAATTGCCGCGCTGCGCTTCGGCCAGCATGTTGGCGATCTCGCCGAACATCAGCTGGCCGAGATCGGACAGGTGCAACGGTGCGATCATGGCGGTCGGCGTCACCGCCGCGTTCGCCAGCGCCAGTTCCTGCCGCTCGCTCGCGGTCGCCTTCAACGCGGGATCGCTGCGCCTCCGGCCGGCGCCGGGGCGCGGTCCACCTCTCGCCATTCGGGCACCTTTTTACCTTTTGATTTCGCGCGCGTAAAAATCCGACTTCACCATCGGTCCCGGAACCGATCGCCCCTGACTTTGCACCCGCCCTCCCCCTATCGACGCCGTGCGCGGGCCGCCTCTTCGGCCGTCTTGGCCTTGTGGCAGGGGACACATGCACCCTGATAGTTGTCGCGATCGTCGGTGCCGCCCTCGGCCTTCGGCACGATATGGTCGGCGATCGCCGTCGGGGTGAACCGCGGCGGGTCCATCGCCAGACAGATGCGGCACAACGGCTCCTCGCGCAGCACCTGCGCCCGCATCAGGTCATGCGCACGACCGTAGCCGCGCTCTTGCCTGCTGGCCCGCGACGTCGATCGCCAGCCACTGACCGGGGTCGCAGGCTTGCCTCCCTTAGGGGCGAACCGTGGGGGCTGGCTGGGCACGGCCGGCGGTCACGCTGCCGCGAGGTCGATCGTGATCGCGTGCCATGCTGCGTCTGGCGCGGGGCGGTCGTAGAAGCGGACATAGGTCCGCGAGCCGATCACGCGGATCGAATCGCGGATAGCCTCCATCGCCCGCACCCAGCGCTCGTCCTCGATCTCCACGCGCAGCAGCATGAACAGCTCGGCACGGTTGATCTGACCTTCCTTGTCCACCTGGAACACGCGGTTGACCAAGGCACGCAACTCGACGGCGCTGCCGACGGCCCATTCGGTCAGGCATTCGTCGATCAACGCCTTGGCAGCCTGCAGCTCGGGACCGAACTCCAGCAGATCAGCCACCTGCACCTGCACCTTCTGGCACCCGTCAAACGACACCAGCGTGATGTTGCCCTTCTTGCCGCCGAGCGTCGCGCCATAGTTCTGCGAGATCAACGCCTGCAGGGCGTTGACGTCCTCGAACGCCTCGCCCTTGAAGGCAGCGACCACCGCCGACACCCCGCGGGCGCTGTCGAGGATCTTGCGGACTGTCTCGTCCATCAGAAGATCCACCGGCTTCACCGAGGCGACCGGCACCAGGTTGCCCTTGGCGTCGCGCAGATAGGGGGTGCCGGCGACGTCGATCGCCGCAGGATGGGGGGCGGTGGTCAAGGGCGATGCTCCTACGGATGGGTGCGCAGTCGAAGGCAGATGATGTGCCAGATACGACAAAGCCCGCCGGAGGGGGCGGGCTTTGCGTCGGCGCTCAAGGCGCAATTCGAGAACCTGGTGTTAATGCCACACGCGTTGCCCCCGCGCAAGGGGCGCTTGCGCACGCTGGACCTGCGCCCTTTAACCGTGACCATGACCGACGCCGAATCGCTGCCCCTCACCACCATGCCCCACGATCTGCCGATATCGGTCAGCGGCATCATCATCCCCGAACGTGAAGCCGCGATGGTCGACCTGATCCGCGCATACCTCACCGAGATCGGTCGCGTCATGGATATCAGCCGCCTTGAAGCTGTATCGGCGTCGGACGATTATCCCGCGGCCTTGGCGGCGGTGAAACGCGGCTTTGGCACCGAGCGCGCCTTGATGCGATCGGACAACGTCGACATGGTCGGAGTGGCGATGGCCGCCTCGATCGTGCGGGACGGCGTGGTGAAGACACACCTGGTGTTCCACCTTGGCCCCCTCGTTCCGCTTTTCATGTGTCCACCAGAAAGCGAAGAGCACCGTCAGGCGGTCTACATGCTGGCCCACGAGTGCGCGCACATCGAAGACCTGAAGATGAAGGACGAGGCCTTCCCCGGCGTGTTGCTCCAGCCGCGCGAAGTCGGATGGTTGGAGCAGAACCTCGGCCCAGTCGGCTGGGCGCTGTGGGAAGAATATTACGCATGCCGCCGAAGCGCGATCTTCGACCCAGAGCAGACGAGCACCTTCGAAGACATTGTCCTGTCGTGCATGGAAAACGCGCAGGGTGAGGTCGACGAGGCCGTCAAGCGCTACCGCTGGCACGCTGATCTGCATCAGGTCTGGCAGGAGACGATCGAGCCGGCAACGCGCGTGATGAAGGCGGCGGCCTATCTATTCGGCCACGTCGACGGCCTGAACGGGGACTGGGATACGATCCCGCGTTTGCGCGATCGGCTGGACGATCATCCGCTTGCCGAGGTGATCAACGACATGTCCGACGAGCTTCAGCGTCTATGGGATGCACGCGGCGCATGGGATGGCTACGAAGACTTTCTGGACCTGAACTACATTGTCCGTGACGGATACGAGGTCGCGGGCATCGACGTTCAGGAAGGTCCGGGCGGAACGGCGCACCTCGCGATCCCATTCCGCCCGTCGAACAGTGTAGTGTAATTTGGTAGCCTAATAGCGAATTGCCAAGCCGCCGCGGGCGTCTGTCGTTCAACGACAGACGATCAGGCGGCCAGCTCTTCCGGTTCGAGGCGCTTCAGCCTTCCCTTGTCGGCTTCTTCGAGCGCCGTTCGCGCAAGTTCGGGCGTCGCGAAGATCAGGCCGTCGCCGTGCGCCGCCACCAGGTCATCCAGCACCCGGTCGATGATCGGCGCTCCGCCCCACATCCGATAGGTGCCGTTGGGCGCATGCGATGCACGGTGAATGGCGGCAGCCCCATCCGTCCTTGGCTGCACCCAGACCTCGTTGATGTCGTAGCGCCCGAACCGCGCGATCGCGAGAACGAGGCGCTGCAGGCCGCGCTGGAACTCGTGCGCGATCTTCTCGCGATCCCGGCCCGATCGCGGCACGACGTCTTCCCGATGCGTGGCCCGGAATTGCGGCACGCCGTCGATGACGACCTGCTTGCCGTTCCTCATGACGGGGTCGTTCACCGCGATCCAGCTGCGCGCCCGGCACCCGTAGCGTTCCATGGCCACGACGCTGAAGGATTTGTCGTCCAGCGCCACCGACCGCATCGTGCCGAGGTAGATGCCGAGCTCGCCCTCGATCATGCGCAGCTTGCGCTTCGCTTCGACCAAAGCCGGGGACGCGTGGATGATGCCGGCCGGGCTGACGCTTCGGGCCGTGCCCTCGGTGATGGCCAAGCATGACGCGACGGGGGATCGTTCGCACCGATCAAACACAGTGCGATATTCCGAAAGAGCGACCAGCTCCTCGGCCGAGAATCGCGAGCTCGTTTTCGCCAGCGTCAGATAGAACGGCTTGCGCCGATAGGCTGCGCCGATCTGGACGTTCATCTCGGTCTTGACCGGCCCGTACTCGTATTCGACCCGTGCCAGCATTTCCGGCGTCGGCTTCTGCGCGCCCTGGTCATGCACCATGCGGACGCCCCTCTTGATCTTCGTCGACGGCGTGACCTTCACGACGACTGAGCCCATGCGCGCGATCTTGTCCGCCTTGTTCAACTTCCGCTTCTTCGGCAGCCGCCCGGCCATCCCCATCTCCATCCAGCAGGCTCAACAAGTGGTGGATCTCGCGATCCGCTTCCATTCCGCACATCGCCACAGGTGCCTGATATGTCTCGGCGAGTTCGGGCAGGCGGCTCCATGCCACCCGTCCACCACGCGCCAGCACCGCGCGCTCGATCTCGGCGTCCGAGAAGTTCGCCATGCGCTCCGTCAGGACGATAGATCTGGCCTCGCCGGCACGCCGGGACAGCAGGCCACGGCGCGTCAATCCATCGAGCGGTCGACCGACGTGGCGCGCCTGCACCCCGGTGGCCAACGCAATATCGATGTAGCTCGGCGAGCAGCCATACAGCCGGAAGTGATGGTGCACGGCCTGCAGGACCCGCTGTTCGAGGTTGACGCTCTTGCGGGTCACTCGATCGCCAGAGCCCCCGCCCGACGGATACGCGCCGGCGTCGCCAGTTCGGCGATGATGTCGTCCAACGTCTCGGTCGCGTTGCGGCGCAGCTCGCGCGCCATCCCCGGCATCGCATCGGCGCTGTCCTTGATCATCGTCTTGACCTCGGTCAGGCGTCGCGCCTGGTCGAGGGGATCGGCATTCCGCTTCCTGCCCATGTCATGCTCCTCCAGTTGACGGTGCCCGCGCAGCAGGCGGCGGGACGATACGTTCGTGCGGTGCGCGCTGGACCGCCGAGACCTGCCGTCGGCCAGCGCCTCCGCACCCGACGCAGGTCACCTTGCGGGTCGGGCGGCCGCGGTGCGGCCAGTGCCAACCGTCACCGAAGCACGATCCGCACTCGATCCAGACGAGCGCGTCGATGGGGGCGGTTGCGATCCGCTCGTTCGACGGGCGGCGCGATGGGTCGCCGATCATCGCCCGTCCCCACCGGGGACCTGCACGAACGGCGATGTGCCGGTGATCCAGATCGGGGGATGCGTGCGGCCCCAGCAGTTGAACCAGATCATCCCGCCGCTCGCGACCACGTCGGCGAGCTCTTCCGGCGTCAGCTGCCACTTGCTGATCACGTTCGGCTGGCCGTCGAGATCGCGGTAGCGATGGATGTGTAGGTCATAGACTGTGCCGGCCGCCGCGTCCTCCGGCGTCGGGGCACGCAATACGTCGTTGGCCTCGTTGAAGTGAACGCCTGTCGCCATCTCAGCGCACCCCGTGCTTGGCGAGGACGACGTCCGCCGCTTGCCATGCGGCACGTTGCTGCGGATCTTGGCTGTCCTGCCAGTTCGCGGGGCGGACATCGACCAAGGCGGTGATGACCTGGACGAGCTCGCGGGTGGCCTGGGCGGTAATCGGCACGCCGGACGCTGCGATCGGCATGCGCGCTGTGGTGGTGCTCATCTCGGTTCCTTCCGCTTGCCGTGCAGCTTCTCGGCCAGCAGCTCCGCCTGTTTGCGGTCTGCCCAGCCGTTCAGCCATTCAGGGTTGATCAGGATGAGGCCGGCTTCATGCCACGCCTCGCGAGCGGCCCGGCGGGCTGCCCTGGGGTCCGGTTCGCGACAGGACGCGGCGATCCCGGCGAGCGAGGACCGCACGGTCATGCCGAAGCCCCGGAGATCTGGAACCCCATCGGGGTTGGTGGCCACCTTCTTGGTGGGGTTCTTAAAGGCTGTGAAACACCCTGAAACACCTCACACCGATAGAGGTGTTTCGCGGCATCGATGCTTTTCCAAGCTGCAACACGTGCAACACCGGAAACACCGGGCTTCGTCGCTTCGCTCACGTGGGTCTCCATCATCGGCGGTGGCCGATCGTGCTGAGGGTCCAGATCGGGGGCAGGCGGTCGGCGGGCCGCCGGTAGAAATAGCGGTAACCGTCGGTGGTCTTGATCGCGGCGACCGCGCGATCGCGCTCGTCCTTGAACAGGTTGACGACCCGCGCGCCGCGGATGCTGAAGACCAAGCCCGCCTCGTCCTGGTACGGTTGCTTGGGATCCAGACCGAACAGCGAACCGATGCTCCAGCCGTCGGCAGCAGCCTCGACATGCCAGCCCCAGGCGAACCGGTGCGCATCGAGGACGATCTCGTGCCAGCGCTCGCGCTCAGCGCCCGCTGGCATCGGCATGCTGTTCAACCTGTTCAGGCCGGAGCGCCATTCCGGGGGCAGCCCGTCGTTGTCGCGTTCGCGTATTCCCGGCACGGTGACGGCCCGCGCGGCCGGGTCGATCGCGCGATTTTCCCGGCTACGCCCATCGGCCCCGTGTTTTTCGTGTTCCACGTGTTTAGCCGCGGATTTCTGCGGTTCTTCACGTGTATCGCCAGCCACGCCGTTGTGTTGCGGGTGTTGCGGAGCCGCCGGAGTGAACGACGTCGACACGCCCGTGTCACGCTTGCGCAGCGAGGCGAAGAGGTCACTCTCCACTGGTCACCCCCGCGCCGGAGATGACGTAGCAGCGCGACTGCCCGAACTCGGGCAGGCGGACGGACTGTGCTGACCGACCCTGTGCATCGGGGCGCAGGATCCCCGCCGCGATCAGCACCTTGTTGACGTGCTTGATGTCCATGCTGCCGAACAGCGCCTTGTAGGGCTGCGGTAGGAACAGATACTCGCGGACTTCGGTCGCGCCGACCAGGACCGTCCGGTAGAAGCCCGCCCGGTCGATGACGACGCGCTTCAGCTGGCCGTCGTCCACGACGCACGGGGAGAACTTCGAGTCGCCGTTCGCCTGCAGGAAGGACCTGATCGTCTCGAGGATGTTGCGGTCCTCGGCCGATCCGATGCCGCCGCGCTGGCCGATCCACCCCCGAAGCATGACGCCGGCGGCGTCGAACGCCTCGCCGCGTGGCCATGGCAGGATGCCGAGCGCGATCGCGAGCTCGCCGGCCGCGCCCACCAGTCCGAACCTGCGCGCGCCGCGGAACACCTGACCGTCCGAACCGGGCGGCACGAAGGTGTCGATGAAGTTCTCGACGCTCTGGCCGATCATATCACCGACCTGGTCGCGGATGCCGACGAGCTCCTGAAGGTAGGCCAGCGCGGCCGTGCCGTAGTGTTCGTATGCGCGGGTCTTCAGCTGTCGTGAGAACGCCTCGGGCGATTCGGCCCCGTTGATCTTCTCGAACGCGCCCATTCCGGCGCCCGCGTCGGCGGGCACGTCGAGGAAGCGCACCTCCTGACCCGCCATGGTGCCGGTCTGCTTGGCCTCCTTCATGACGGCCTTCAGCGTGGCCTCGCCCGTGGAGAGCAGCATCACGTTCCATGTGGCGACGGCTCGCGCGCCAGCGGTGCGCGTCGCCCGCTGCTTCCCCTGGCCGTTGCCCAGCATGTAGACGATGTTGCCGATGTCCTTGTCGGCGGAGTTCAGTTCGTCGAGGCAGAGCAGCGTCTCGGAATGCTGGACCGCGACCCCTTCGAGACCGTTGCCGGTCGTCTTCCAGTTGCGCATGAATTTCTTCGGGCCCCACACGCTGGCCGCCGCGACGATCGCCGTCGTCTTCCCGCATGACGACGGCCCGACGTAGTTGACCCCGCCGCCCTCCTCGTGCGTGGGCCCGAGGATCGGTCCGACGAAGGCCGCCGACAGCGCGAAGACGAGCCGGCTGTTGCCCTGGCACGGCCCGGCGACATGCTCCTGCCAACTCTCAAGCGTGCCCGCCGACTTGTATTCGTGGATCCGCGCGTCGTTGTTCTGCAGGATCACCCGCTCGTTGTCGGCCTCGCCGAAGGTCACGTGCGGCAACACGAACGCGCCGCTCGACCAGCCCACCTGGGTGACCGCGCGAGCGCGCACCGGCGTATCGACCGATGCGAGGAACTTCAGGAGCAGGCCCTTGGGCTTCGCCTCGGTCGCCAGCTGCAGGCCCCGGGTCAGCAGCTCCTCGCGGATGGCCGCGCCATCGCCGGCGAGCATGGACTGCGGCATCGACCATCGGTGTTCGACGCCGTCGTCGTCGCGCCAGCTGAGCAGCAGCCCCCAGCCTTCGCTGCCGATGTCGCGGGTGCGGGCCAGCACCTTGATCCGGCCCGACAGGAAGATGCGGCGGTTCTCGCCTTCGACGAAGTAGAGGCCGTCGGGCGCGTTCTCGAACCCGAATGGCATCTTCGTGCCGGGCGCGTCGGTGTCGACGAGCTTCGCCCGCTCGCGGATGAACGCCGCGGCGCGCGCAGCGTCCCATCCATCGACCAGCGCATCGTCGGCGTCCCATCCGTCCTTGCAGACGAAGTCGGACAGATCGAGCACATGCACCGACGCGGCGATCGCCTTGATGCGATCGACGATGTTGCCGGCGGCGACCACGCCGGGCTGATCGTCATACGCCTTCTCGCGTGCACCACCCGCCTCGGTGTGCCTGTCGCGGTCCGGCCAGATCAGCACGTTGCGACCTGCTAGGGACCGCCAGTTCACATAGCCGATGGCGTTCGCGCCACCGGGCCAGGAGACGGAGACGTAGTCGGGCAGCAGCTTGCCGGCGGCATCGGCGCTCTTCGCGCCCTCAGCGATGACGACGGGCGCATCGGGCCGCTCGGCCAGGCGGTCGAGACCGTAGAGCGGGCGCGGTACAGGAAGCGACTTCGAGCGCCAGGCCCGCTTGTCGCCTTCCTGACAGAACGTGACCGGCAGCACGTCCTTCTGCAACACACCGTCGCGTTCGTATTCGAAGCGGGCATCGTAGCCGAGGAGGCGACCCTTCGCGTCGCGATATGCCCATGTCTTCACGGGCGCGCCGCCGAGCGCGGGGATCTTGAACTTGAACTCGGGCGCGTCGTCGGGGACGGGGACGATCGGCACCTTGTCGGCCTTCGCCTTGTCGGCCTTCGGCTTGGCCTCCTCGGGGGCGAGGGGCGCGAATGGATCGACGCCGCTCACGCGCCCAGCATCCGCTTGAGGTCCGTGGCGGCTGCGAGCTGGTCGTTGTTGTGGAACAGGTAGGCGGCAAGGCTGATTGCATCGCCGCCCCTCGCGTCCGGCACCGCGAAGTCCGCCCACTTCCCGGAGGCCAGATTGATGCGGAAGCTGCCCGGCTTGCCGTCGTCGCGCGTCGGATTTCGCGCCACCCACTCCCGGCCTTGTTCCCGGCCGTCGCTCAGCCAGCGGGCGCAGAGGGACGGAAGGACGGCCAGCGCCGCGGTCGCGATCGCGTCGAAGTTGATCTGCTCGCGTATCGCGAGCGCCTCCAGCCATTCGCGCTGGGCGCGGGTCAGATTGCCCAGGTGCCGCACGTTCGCAACGCTGCGCAGGAACTCAATCTCGCGCGCGTTGTAGAGACTGGCGCGCGAGCGGCACGACGACATCAATGCCGCGATGCCGCCGTCCGCAACGCCACCATCGGTCGTTGACGCTTGCCCCCTTTGCATCGCGTCAGGCCACCTTTTCGAGGCGGGCCTCTGCCGGTGCCGAAGCGAACGGGAAGAAGTCGTTGGGCGTCACCACGCCGGCCGTCGCTTCGTAGATGCGGCGAAGCATCTCGGGGTTGGGCGGCTGCTGGCCCTTCGCGTACCGTTCGACGGTGCGGGCATACTTCGTGCCGATCATGCGGCCGAAGGCGGCGTAGCTGAGCTCGTGCTCGCTGAGAAAATCGGCTAGCGTCATGTCCCGATATTGGCCGCTGCGGACAAGAAACGCAATAGCTTCTTAATCTCTCGAAGGGCATAGCGCCACCATGGCCGGAGCGGCTAAGGTAGCGGGGCGGACAAGAGGGATGATTATGGCTCGGGGCACGACGCGGTCGGAGCGCAGCAATATCGTGGAGAACCGGATCCGGGAGGTCCGGCTGCGTCGTGGCATGTCGCTGGAGGATCTTGGCGAGAAGATCGGCGTCGGCTTCTCTACCGTGGCGAAGCTGGAGCGCTCGCAGCGCACGTTGTCGCTCGACCTGCTGACGATGATCGCCAAGGCGCTGAACGTCTCGCCGGCCGAGCTGATCGGCGGCCCCCAGGTCGGCCCCCCACTGCGCACCGTCCCGATCATCGGCAAGATTGCGGCAGGCAACTGGCGGGAAGCGATCGAGGATCCGATCGGTCACGTCGCGGTCCCCGATGCAGGACCCAATGCCTTCGCCTTGGTGCCGGAAGGCGACAGCATGGACCTGGTCGCGCCCGAGGGATCGATCATCGTCATCGATCCCGACATGAAGGAGCTCGCCGAGGGCCGCATGTATGCTGTGATGAACCGCGAGCACGAGACCACCTTCAAGCGCTACCGGTCGGACCCTCCGCGCCTCGAGCCCTGCTCCAGCAACCCGGACCACAAGCCCATCCCGCTGCTCAGCGAACCGATGGAGATGATTGGCCGCGTTGTCTGGCAAGCTAGACCCATGTAGCGGTTAATTTGTCCGCGACGGCCAAATCCTATTGACGACCTGTCCGCAGCGGCCAATAATGGCGCTGCGTTGGACGGCTGATCGTCCCGCGCTGGCGCAGGGCTGAACCGACACGTCGGATCCCCTGCCTGCAGGGGAGATCGTCGTGCCCGACCCGTTCATCACTTCCCGGCCCGTAGTCCGGACCGAAGCTCCGTTCCTCCGCTTCTGGCGCTCGCTGGCAGCCTGCCGCCGTGCGACTGGCGGTGCCGAGCCGACTCTCGGCGCAGCGCACCGCGCTTGGGCGCTCCACGTCGGCGGCGAGGTGGCGGCGTGAACGCCGTCGCCCTGCTCGATGCTCAGGCTGCGCCGGTCACCGGCCCTTCGCTCGAGCTGTTCTCCGACATGGCGCGGACGCCGGACCGCTTCATCGTCCATGCCGCCACCGATAGCCACAACGCGCCGCTGATCTGCCGCGGTGACATCGTGGTCGTCGATACGGGCGGCCCCTGCGTCACGGGCGGGTGGTATCCGACGGAAGGTGGCCTCTTCCCGATCGAATATCGGTCGCCGCCTTCGGCATGCGAGCGATACGCCCGCCACTCGCGCAGGATCGTGCAGACGTTTACCGATCAGCGGGGACGCTGGTGGGCGGGCGGCTTGCGCCGCGGCATCCAGGGCCGCGAGCTGATCTGTTCCGACGGCCCCTATAGCGATGAAATCGCCCTGGCCGACAAGCTGATCGGGAGCGTCATCGGCCTCTACCGGCCGACGGGGGTGGTGCAGTGAGTGCCGCTCTTCCGGCACACGTCGCAACCGACGACGAGCCGCTGCCGCCGTTGAACGACCGGTTCTACGATGGTCCCGATCTCAAGGACGTCATCTCGCCGACGGCGATGATCGGCCTGCTGGCTGAATACGCGGACTTCGACGACGAGTACGTCTTCGCCTGGCGTTATCTGATGGGCCTCGCCGGACTGCAGGTTCTCGGCATGTATGAGCCCGATGGGGAGTTCACCATGTCGGTGGGCGGACCGTGCGACGCGCAGATGCGTCACCGGAATCGATATTCGCACTTCCTGCTCGAAGATTTCGACAAGGTGCCCGGTCGGCGCGACGCCCTCTGCTCTCTGCTCAAGCGCGAGGGCCGATACGCCGATGCGCGTCCCCGCGACCCGCGCGCCACCACTGCCGCAGTCCGTGGCTTCCTGAAGAATGCCGGGCGGATCATGATCGATCCGGAAGGCCGCCTGCACGAAGGCGGGGAGGTTCCCGCCGCCCTGATGGGTGATGACGGCGCCGCCAGGTCGCGGTGCATCGCCGCGAACAGCGCCTATTACGCCGTTCGTCGCCGCTTCAGTGCCGAACGGCAGATCAAGCGGGCGATCCGCATGCTCGGCAGACCCACCGCCAACGGCTGGATCGTTCTGGGGGCACGCGCATGAGCGACGAGCAGCCCGTGACGCGTCTGCCGATCGCGCTGATCCGCCGAGATGGCGGCACGCAGATCCGCGCGCAGATCTCCATGGATGTGGCGCGCGAATATGCCGAGGCGATGGTGCTCGGCGCGACCTTCCCGCCGATCGGCGTCATCTACGACGGCACCGATCATTGGGTCTGGGACGGCTTCCATCGCTTGATGGGCGCGGATCTGTCGGACGCGGGCTCGATCGACGCGATCGTCCGTCCCGGCACCCGGCGGGATGCGGTGATCGCCGCCCTCGGCGCGAATGCCCAGCATGGCTATCGTCGCAGCAACGCCGACAAGCGGAACGCGGTCGTCACCGCGCTCGCCGACGACGAGCTCGCCAAGAAGAGCGACCGCGAGATCGCCCGCATCTGCCAGGTGGGCGCGGACATGGTCGGCCGGCTGCGGCCACCGCCTCCACCACCATCTGTCGCTGAACGACAGACGCCCGCGAAGCGTGAAGTCACGCGCGGCGGGAAGACCTTCGAGATGGAGGTGTCGGCGATCAATCGGGAGCGCGCGCCTGCTCCCGAACCGGCGGTCGACCAGCCGCCGGTGAAGGGAAGCGTCCAGCTGCGCACGTTCCTCGGCGAGCTGCGCGCAGGTGCCGACGTCAACAGCGCGGCGGTCGTGGCCGAGATCAGTCGTGCGGAGGCGCGCGAGCACGCGCTCGCGGAGGCGCGCGGCGAGTATGCCGACATCGTCTCGATCGAGCCGAACTGGCGCATTGCGGGGGACAACCTGATCCTGACCCTCACCAGCGGCATCGACGAGGACGGCGAGGCCGATCCGCCCGAGCCTGCGAACGACGACGCGCCGCCACCATCGTTCGACTTCGCCTCCGCGCAGATCCGCGATGCCGTCGTCCAGGCGATCACCGCTCTCGCGAAGGCGCCCCCGGCCGAAGATCTGGCCGCGATGTGGGCCGCCTACACCGGCCGAGGCGTGCCGACCGTCTTGGTGGTCCGCGCGCGGCTCTGGCTTGACGAGTTCACCGACCGTTTCCCCGCCGCCGAAGCAGCCCGCCAGGCGGCAATCACCTCCAAGCTGGAGAACATCTGATGTCGCTCGCAGAAATCGTGGCGGACGTCGCCACCAAGCATGAGAAGGCCGGGATCATCGACCGCGATGCGGCAGTCAACGAAGCGCTCCCCCGCGTCATGGCGGAGCCGTTCACGGTCGAGCATATCGTCCGCCGCCATCTGTCCAATTCCATCAAGCAGCACCTGACGAAGGTCCGGGACGCCGCAGTGAACACGTTCGGTTCGAAGCAGGGCAGCCTGTTCGAACTGCGGCCGGCTCACGTCCTCGATGGCGACGATGGCATCATCAAGTCGACCCGGTCGATGAACCGGATCGAGTTCCAGGGCCTGATCAAGGTTCGGGAACGGCAGGTCGAGGATGACCTGACCTATCTCGCCCGGCTGAAGTTCGCCGCCGACGAGACCGGCTTCATCTGGGATCGCCACCCGGACTGGTCGTGGGGTCAGGTTGAGGACGCCTATTCCCGCATGAAGAAGGCGGCATGATCGTGGGCGCGCCCCTGTCCGACGCGCATGTCGCTGCCGCGATGGCCAAGAAGCTCGTCGGGCCGGGGCACGCCTTCATCGAAGATCTTCGCGAAGCCGATCGTCGCCGCGCGACCGCCCTTCTGCGCATCGAGACGGTCGGGCCGATCGTCAACGAGATCGACGCGCTGCGAGAGGTCGCAGCGTCACTCGCCACCGAGGTCCGCGCGTTTCGCGACAACGTGCAGATGGAGCGGGATGCGCCGCCCGCCCCCATTCAGTCGTGCCTCGACTGCATCTCGTTCAACGCGGTGAAGTCGACCGAGGCGCACGTGAAGGTCGAACGACAGGCGATAGTCCAGCAAGCCGGCGTGTGCCGACACAACCCGCCCACGGCCATGCCGCGCGGCGCGGCCGGCGGTTCGCCGACCGGCTCCTTCTTCCCGCCCGTCTGGCCGCACGAATGGTGTCGCCGGTGGGAGCCCCTCCAGAACCGCAAGGTGCCGAAACAATGATCAGCGCGCTGATGCTCGCCGTGGCGAGCCCCCCGTCGACCTCCGTCCGTGGAATCACGGTGAAGGAGGAAAAGGTGACCCACGTCTTCAAGCTCAACGCGCAGCGCCGCCGGTGGGGAGCGGTGTTCGACGCCGTCGCCGGCGCGACACTGGTTATCGCCAACGACGGTGAGCTGACGCTCGGCGAGACCTCCGACATCGTCGTCGCGCTCGTCCACACGAACCCCGTGCTGATCATCGGCGATCTGACGACGCTCGTGCTGGACGTCGCGGACGCGATCGGCGCCGGCGAAGCCGACGTGGTCGTCCAGATGATCGAACGGGGCAAGCCGCGCAGCCCAGACGCCGCCTGGGCGACAGCTGGCAGGATGGTGGAGATCGTCCGGCGCGTGCGCACCCTCGACGACGACACGATCGAGCGCGTGCTCAAGGTGATCAAGATGATCGGCGAGCATCCCCTCATGCTGGGCTTTCCGTCGTGACCGTTCTCGCCGCCGTTCCAGCGCCTGCGCCCGAAGGAAACCGAGTTCCGCTTGGCCGACACTCGACGGGCGCGCTGCACCTCGACCTCGATCGACTGCTCGCAGGACGCATGCTGCTCCAGGGCAGCAGCGGCGCAGGCAAGAGCCGGACGCTGCGTCGGATCATCGAGGAGGCGTTCGACTACGTCACCACCATCATCGTCGACCCCGAGGGCGAGTTCGAGAACCTCGCCCGTCACATCGGGGCGACGACCTTGCGCGCGGTGGAGCTGAGCAGCGAAGGCCTGACCGCCGCCGCCGCCCGGTCGCGCCAGCACCGCCTGCCGCTGCACCTCGACCTGACCGACCTCGATCCCGACCAGCGCATCATCAAGGCTGCCGCGTTCTTCGCCGGACTGATCGGCGCGCCCCGCGAGCATTGGGCGAACACGGTGCTGGTGTGCATCGACGAGGGCCATCTGCTGGCGCCGCACATGGCTGGATCCGCGCAGGACGCCGAGGTGCGCCGCTTGGGCGTGGCGACGTTGACCGATCTCTGCGCGCGCGGGCGCAAGCGCGGGATCGCGCCGATCATCGCCACGCAGCGCTTGGCGAAGCTGTCGGCGTCGGTCACGTCCGAGCTGCAGAACTTCGTCGTCGGGCTCAACGTGTTCGACCGGGACATCGCGCGCGCCGCCGACCTGCTCGGCTTCGCAATGAAGGACGCGGAACGGCTGCGCCAGCTCGCGCCCGGCGAGTTCTACGCGATGGGCCCCGCCCTCTCGCCCACGGCCGTGCTGGTCAAGGTCGACCCCACCATCACCGAACACCTCGGCGCGACGCCGGAGCTGCGCGGCGCGAGCGAGGTCGACATGGAGGAGGCCGGCCGGCTGCTGAACCTCGACGCCCTGAAGGAGGTCGGCGGTCGCCGCGATGACGCGCTGGTGATGAAGGGTGGCCGCGTGCTCGACGCCTTCCTGCTCGACCCGGCGGCGCCGGCGGCGGCGCGCATCATCGACGCGTTGCGCGCGATCGCGCCGAACGCCACGACCGCGCAGGACCTGGCGCGTCATCTGTCCCTCGATGGCGAGGTGATCGACGCGGCGCTCGACCTCCTCGCCGGCATAGCCGCCGTCGACACCATGCCGCGCGGCGACGCCCGAATCGCCCGTTTGGCCGCTCGCCTTCGACTGAAGGCGGGCGCGGCACCCGTGGTGGCGCTGGCATGACCGCCGTGCTCGATCTCGACGCCGACATCGTGGAGCTCGTCGCCTGCCCGGCGCATGCCGCGTCGCCGCTGCGTGAGATGGTGTTCCGCGCCAACGCGTGGCTGCCGGACGAGGACGAGCGCCTGCGCGCCATGTTCTCCGCCGACGACGCGATCGCCGACATGGCGGCGGCACTGAACCGCGGGATCCACGCGGTGCGCGCCCGCATCGATGTGCTCGGGATGCGTCGCAACTCGACGCGACCATGGACCGAGGCGGAGGATGCCGAACTCGTCGAGCGGTACCGCACGGTGTCGTGCGCGCAGCTGGCGCTGGAGCTCGGCCGCAGCGTGCCGGCCGTCTATGCCCGTGCGGGCCTGTTGTCTGTCAGCGAGTTCGCCGCCCCGGACTATGACGGATGGGAAGACGCGCAGATCCGCGCGGGCTTCGCTGCCGGTGTGCCTGTCGCGCAGATCGCGGCGTTGATCGGCCGGCCCTTCCTCGGGGTGCAATCCCGCGCGCACGATCTGCGTCTGCGGCATGCGTCGTCGCCGCCGGGCTGGTCGGACGAGGAGGTGCAGCGCGCGCTCGAGCTGGCGCACGCGGGACACCGCTACATGGCCATCATCGACACGCTGGAGGACGAGGGCTTCCCCAGGCGCTCCAAGATCGGGTTCGGGCTGAAGCTGCGCGGGCTGGGCTACGGACGCGGATGGGGGCGGGCATGGACACCCGACGAGGACGAGCTGCTGCGGCGGGCCTACACCGACGGCACCAGCCTGACGCCCGTGCTGGAGCACATGGGCAGGACGCGATCATCGATCCGCTGGCGCGTGGAGCACATCGGCCTGCAGGGGACGCATCCGAAGCGCGATGGTTTCCGGCAGGGGCCGGTGTGGACGTCTGAGCAGGATGCGCGCCTGCGCGATGCCTACGGGAAGGTGCCGACCAAGGATCTCGCCGCGGAACTCGGCCGGGGCAAACTGGCGGTGTGCCAGCGGGCCAACGTCCTCGGCCTGGTGCACGGCTATTGCCGGCCGTGGACCGAGGACGAGAGGCTGGCGGTTCGCATCGGCCATGCGCGCGGCCTGTCCGTCACGGTGCTCGCGCGTGCGATCGGGCGCGACGTCGCGGTCGTCAGCAAGCAGGCGATCCGTCTCGGCGTTCCGTTCAAGGGCCGGGCGGTAAAGGCCTCGCGCGGGCGACTGGATCAGCGGGAACAGCCAACCCTCGCCGCGATCGTCGCGATGGGGATGCCGGAATAGCCATGTCAGCCGCCGCCGCCCCGAAGTCGAAATACGCTCGAGATCTCCGCGTCTGGACCATCCTCGGCCAGTTGCGCGACGACGTCGTGCGCGACATCGCGCAGCGGCTGCGCGACGGGCAGAAGTATGACGAGATCAGCGCCGCTCTCGGCATCGGCAGGGCTACCGGCCGGCGCAAGTGTGCCGAGATCGGCGCGGCGATGGGCATGCCGATCCAGCGCAGCCAGTATGAAATCGACACCGATGAGGTGCTGCGTCGTGTCGACGAGGGCCAGGACGATCATCAGATCGGCGCGGCGCTCGGTCGCTCGGCCGACAGCGTCTCACAGATCCGTCGCAAGCACGGCATCCGATACTTCACCCAGCTGCGTCTCTCCGACGACGAGAACGCGGATATCGAACGGCGGCTGCTGGCTGGCGAGTCGACGCGGACGGTCGCGAAGGCCGTGGGTTGCGAACAGGCCGACGTTCAGCACCGGCTCCGGCGCATCTCTCATCTGATCCCGGTGAACCTGCCGCCGTGCGCATGCGGCAAGCCGTGCAACCACGGCGGGCGGTGCAACCTGACCGTGGATCCCCAGATCATCCGCGAACGCCTGCTCGCCGGCAGGACGACGGCCGACATCGCGCGCGAGTTCAACCGGACGGCTTCGAGCTTCAAGCCGAAGTATGTGCAGCCGGTAATCGATCAGCTGACTGCCGAGGGGCACCTGTGCGGATGCGGTCAGCCGTTCGGCCACCAATTCGTCTGCAAGGTGACGATGGCGCAGCAGCGCCGCACGTTCACCGATGCCGAGCGCGACCGCGCTACCCAGATGGTCCGCCAGGGCGTGTCCGTCGCCAAGATCAAGAACGCCCTCGGCATCGCGACCAGCAGCGCCAACGTCCTCGCGCGTGAGGTCCGGACCGCGCTCGCGGCCGAAGGTGTCCGCTGCCCGTGCGGGGAGGCTATGGATCATGGCTTCAGCTGCAGCGCGCGGAACGGCGACGCCAAGGGGCGGACAGCATTCCGATTCACGTGCGCCGCCGCCGCGAACGTGCCTGTCGAAGTCCGTCGCAAGGTCGCGAAGCTGGCCCGCGAGGGTTGGCAGATCAGCGTCATCATGAAGCGCACCGGGGAGACGCGCTGGCGCGTCACCCAGATGGTCGAGGATCTGGAGCGCGCGGGGCAACTCCCTACCAAATGTGCCGGCTGCGACCTTCCTCGCGGACACATGGCACCATGCCCCAAACCGAAGCGGTGCGAGTGCGGTCGGTGGCGTCACCATCGGGGTGCCTGCCGCCGCCCCGATGGTCGGAAGAACGTGCCGGAGACGAAGCTCAGCGAAGATCAAATCGCCGATCTGAAGCAGAGGTATCGCGCCCGGCAAAGCATCCGCGGCATCAGCCGTGCGACGGGCATCTCGTTTTCAGTGGTGCAGCGGACGATTAAGCGTCTCCGGGAGCGCGCAACCTACAAGCCGGAACCGTGTCCGTGCGGACGGCCCGCGTGGCACGGGGGAAGCTGCTGGGCGACGAAGAACGGCGTCGTCGGCAAGCGCCACCTCGCACGCATCGAGGCGGGCCTTCGCGCCGGCAGGACGAGCCACGCCATGGCCGACCAGCTCAAGCTGAGCGTGATGACGGTCCTGAAGCACTCGTTACCCATACGGGAACGGCTGTTCGCCGAAGGTCTCACCTGCGCCTGCGGTCGCCCCGTCAACCACAACTTCTGGTGCTCGGCCCGCTGGGACGCGCACGAGATGCCGCGCGGTCGACGTCCGTTCGGTGAACCGCGGGAGAGCCAAGCCGTGCAGGCGCTGCTCCGCGGCGACCTCGTCGCCGACATCGCGCGCGAGATCGAGGTGGGGACGGATAGCATCTGGCGTCTGCGACGGACCCTGAGCGACGATCAGCGCCGTCTGCGCGCGAGGATGATGCGAGATCGGCTCGCGCTGAAGGGGGACAGCGAAGCGGAACGGCTGATGGAGCAGGTCCGCGCGGCGGTGCCTCGCAACCTGGTCATTGAATTTGTGGACGAGGGTGGTCGCACCCAGACCGACACCGGCCTGCGCGACGATGTCGTCATGGAGATCTACCTCGCCGTCATCGAGGGCCGGATCGAGGCGGAGGAGATCGGGGCGGCGGTCAAGAGCTTCGTGGCGAAGGGTCGCGCGCAGTGGCAGCCGAAATACGGCCACCGCTCCTTCAACGCCAAGCTCAGCCAGGACGGCACGCGCACGCTGTCCGACGTCATGGGCGATTCCACCGCGGCCCTGTCGATCGACGAGATCGAGATCGGACAGCCGCCGCCATGATCGCGAACCCGCCGCCAACCGCCCGCATGCAGAAGACGAGGACACCGTGACCGCCACCGCCGACATTCAGCCCGAAGACGATCTGATCCCCCTCGAGGAGGTGAAGCGGCTCGCCGGGATCGGAAAGACGATGATCTACCGCCTCGAGCGGGCCAAGTCCTTCCCCCAGCGCTACAAGCCGGGCGGCTACGCCAGTCGGTGGAGCCGCCGGGAGGTGATGGCTTGGCGTGAGGATCAGCGCCAGGCGCGGGCATCGTGAGCCGCGAGGCGGATCGCAAGCTGATCGGCCGCGTGGCACGGGCGATCTGCGTCGTCGACGGCAGGCACTGGAACAACCTGCGTGAGACCCAGCGGGAGATGTATCGCCGGCGCGCGCACGCTGCGATGCTCGAAGTGGTGAAGCTGCCCTGTCCGAGGTGCGCGGCCGGCCATGGTGGCGTCGGCCTGGTCAGCATCAACGGGACGTGGCGCGGGTGCCGGACCTGCGGCGGCGCCGGCGCGGTTCAGCCTCGGCCGGGCCCGGTCGCGGCATAGCGGATCGGTCCGCCGAGATGATCCGCCGCGGGGGAGAAGCCGTCCATGATGATGTCCGCATATTCCTGCGCGAGTTCGCGCCGGCGCGGCAGGTATGCGGCACGGTTGTAGGCGCCCTCGACCTTGTCCTTCGGAACGTGCGCCAGCATCAGGTCTATGATTGCGCGATCGGGTGACGCCCCCTTGTGGCCGGCCGCGCGCCATTCGCGATCGGCGCGCTCGTTCATGATGGTGGAGAACGCCGCCCGGAAGCCATGCGGCACATGGCGCTGGTAGTAGCCGGCCCGGATCAGGAGCGCCCGGAGCGTGTTGTCCGACATCGCCTTGTGAACATGGCGCTCGCCGGGGAAGATGAGCGCCAGTCGGCCGGTGAGCTTGCGGACCGCCTGCAGGACATCGACGGCCTGACGCGACAGAGGGACGAGGTGCTCGCCCTCCTCCTCGGCCTTCCGGTCCTTGTCGCCCTTCATACGCACCGCGGGGATCGTCCAGAGGGGCTCGTCGCCGTCGAGCCCCTCCATCTCATCCCAGCGGGCGCCGTGCAGCTCGTTCGGACGAACACCGGTCAGCGCGAGGAAGCGCAGGGCGAGCTTCGTGGTGGCGCGGCATCGTTCGGCCTCGCAGTCCGTCAGCATCTTCCGCACCGCCGCGATCCGAGCGTCCTGGTCGCGAATGCCGTCTATGATCGATGGCTGCTTCTTGGCCTTCGGGACGTCCTTCAGATTGGACCCGAGGCCCGCTGCCGGGTCGGCTTCGCAGAGCCCGCCGCCGATGCCGTGCACGAACACGGCCGAGATCCGCTGCCGCAGGCGGTGCGCGGTCTCGATCGCCCCGCGCTTCTCCACCTTCTGCAGGACCTCCAGCAGCTTCGGAGCCTTGATGGTCGTGATCGGCAGGTCACCGATCAGCGGGAAGATGTCGCGCTCGAGGCTGGTGATCACGTCATTCGCGTGAACCTCCGTCCAGGTGGGCGTCTTCAGGTCGTGCCACCGCCGCGCCACCACCTCGAACGTGTTCTGGTTGGCGGCCTCGCGGGTCTTGCTGGCGACGCGCTTCTCGACGGCAGGATCCTTGCCTTCGCGCAGCAGAGCCTTCGCGTCATCGCGCAGGCGGCGCGCGTCGAGGAGGGTGACCGCGGGATAGGAGCCGAAGGCGAGCGTCTTCTGCGCAGGCTTCCCCGCAGGGTTGCGACCGTAGGTATAATTCATCCGCCAGTGCTTGCCGCCGGTGGTGCTCACCTGGAGATACAGCTGCCCGGAGTCACTCAGCCGGTAGGCCTTGTCCTGCGCCTTCGCTCCCTTGATCTTGGCGTCATTCAGCACGTGCGTTCCCCGATACCATGCATTCGCGTTCTGATGCCATGGGATGTGCCATGGCAT